CATGCCCACTTAGCATCAGCACCCGGCTACCGGGAATTTCTCCTAATGGGATAGTGTAGCCCACTAGGTCACCTTGTTACAAGCCGTAGTCAACTTTGTAAATTTTCTGCAAGGCGGATGTGTTATAAATGTTCCCTATTTCCAGCAAAAGAGATAACTCCTGGATCTCATCAGGTGTCACCTTGTACCTTTTACACAAGACAAGATCGGGAACGTCAGGTCTAACACCAACGCTGAAATGTTTTGTCATGTCTTGTGGTAGTCGATGTGACTTGCGGTACTTGAAAGGGTACTTCTTTTCGAGCGCTATTTGTATACTACTGCGCCCACTGTGCTTGTACCCAGCCAGCACTGAAGCGTTCCACCAAGCGGGGTCCTGGCAAGCGTCTCTATCGCAGCTGCCAAAGCTACGTAAGATAGCACCAAGGTTGAGAAAACTCTGGTACTTTCCATCTTCATCTACGTAGAAGGAGTGTTTTAAAAACTGGGCCTCCTCGGGATCAGATCTCTCTGCCACTGTCACTTTATACCCTACGAAGTCTGCTGCTGCAATGACTTCTTCAGGTGTCGAGCTTTTGTGCCAGTAGATTGAAAATTGTATTAACAAAGACGCCACGTTATTCAGCAACGTGGTTAACGTAGTTCCGCTAAATTCGATTGGATACGCTGGGTATAACTTCAGTGTGGTGGAGAGGTTTTCTGGGTCGGGGATGATCAGTGGTAACCTGTTCTGATCTATGTTCTTGCGCATTACATCTCTACAAAATTCGTTTCCAGTGGTCAAGAACTGTACTACGTCAAATATTGCAGAAGAGTTACTCATATCGCAGCTGCTGATATCCATCTCGAAGACTCTACCATGCGTCCGAAAGATTGAATCATCAGAAAAGAACACCCCGTAAAACGATCTGTTACCCGAAAATAACTCAGTAGCCATCTCACTGAGAAATTCCGGTTCAATAGAGGGCATGTAACAGAAAGTACCCGACATATCTGCCAGCGAGACTTCAAAAAAGCACTTCTTGATTATCTCACACAGAAAACCTCCCAACAACGAACCAGGACACGTATAATCACCTATTAAACGTGGGTATTTCCCTGGCTTCGCTTTTTCCATTAATTTAACTTTACCTGTTATGGTTTTTGTGAACAAACCGTCGAGCTGACATGCATCTATCAACTCTGCCCAAGCTCGCAAGCGCATTGCTTTCTTGGGATGTTGTGTAGCTGCATAAGCTTCCTGGGTGGAGATGATGTCACTTATTGCGTGACATTTTTCCGTCACCCGTTCTTTCACTTGGTGCAGTAAACTCCGAAACACGTGCGCGAAGTTACCCCGTTTCAAAGCACGGAACTGGTTCCTACGTAACCTTAGTTCCTCCCGTAGCTCGGGTGGGTCTCCGCGACAGTTTGTGATGCGTGTTAAAGCACGGCTAGTG